AAATCTGCCCAAACATGTTGAGCTCTAGCATTGCCAACTAAAGTTGAAGATGTAAGTTGTTCCCAACCTCCAATTTTTTCTGGTAAACCATATCTAAATCTTACGAAGTCTCCATCAGTCCACTGTCCCTCAGCACCAACTTCTGTAACTTGTTTATTAAAACCAGGTCTTATTTGTACATTTCTTAAAGGCATATGCTGTATTATATCAAAAAATTAGATAATGGTAAGGGTCAGCTCTTTGGCTTATAATTTTCAGGGGGATGTTTTGTTTGCATTCTTTTTTGAACATCTTTGGGTAAATTGTCAAATATTCTCCATAAATACATCATTATTATATCAAGACAATCCTTAGTTTTTTCAACATCTATATGAAAAGTATTGTCATTTTTTTTCATGATCTTCATCTCTTCATCTGTCAATTTCAATTCAATACTACCATCTTCTCTTTGATTAATTTGCATTATAAGGCATCCCATATAGTTGTCTTCTATCTTTTACAAACATTTTGTTAGGTCCGTTTTTATCAACATAATGTAAAAAACATTGTGCATGATAATCAGTATCTAACTCTTTTCTAGAGTGTTCATCTTCAATCCCTAAATAAATTACACCATCTCCATGATTTAAATTTATAGCTTTCTCTCCAATATATATTGGCCATGGTTTTTCAGAGCTTGAACCAATTGATATGGTTACAGAAATTTCACAACTGTTTCTATCTTTATGTGGATTTAAACATGAACCATAAGTGTACATACGCCAGTATGAGTAAGTCGGTAATAATTCTAATCCTGTGTTTTCCTCCATTATCTTTTTTTTATTTAGCATTAAAGACTCAGTAAATGGGTCTCCGTAAATAGATGTGTCTTGATGATTACTTAGCCCACCCTCAAATTGGTTTACATTTAATCTATTTTTAATTCTACAATAATCATGAGCTAAAGAAACTTCTTCCTTACTGAGTAAGTTTTTTACAACTTTGTATCTAAAATCTTTTCTTATAGTGCCCATGTTACAATAGAATATCTTGTTCCTGATTTAATTGGTTGTACCATATGTGCATAACAAAAAGAACTTGGAAAAAAAATTAATTGATTTGCTTTTTTTGGAACAACCATATTATTTTCACGCCATTGAAAAACTAGATCTCCCCCCTCATAATTATCGTTTAACATATATATAATGCTCATAGATCTTGGCACAGTTGGTCCACTATCAACATGTAAATCAAATTTATGATTTTTATCATATTTTAATATTTCAAATGGTTCCCAATTATTCAAAATTAATTGTGGATGTTTTTTCATATAATTATGCATGTGAGTTGTGAAAACGTGTTCTAAGAAATTATGCCAACTAACTGCAGACATACTATCACTTATTCTTGAAATAAAATGACTATTAACATCTCTTGTTTTTTTGTTAATTGTAGAATCTTGGGCACCTTTTTCTTTAATACCTGCGGGTGAAAAATTCAAAGTATCTATCCATTTTAATAAATAAGATAATGATTTAGGATCAAGAATATTGTCTTGAATGTAAATATAGTCCTGCATTAGGACTTGTTTATACTATTTTATGCTTTTTTTAAAGGTAATTGATCTAGACTTCTAAATGTGATTCCAGCAGCTTCAATTATGCCAGAAATAGATCTTAATGTGTTGCCAGATAAATTAATAGCATCAACAGAATCTGCATAAGATTTCCAGTCTGCCTCATCAACTTTATTCTCTACACCTTCTCTTATTCCTGCAGTATAAGCATCTAATTTTGCTCTTGCTTGAGCTTCAGTTATTTCAACAACTGGAGCCAAATCAGTCTCATTTATTTCTGCTATAATAGCATTTCCTGCACCATCATGCACTGCTGAGTGAGTGCCCAATCTAACGTTATTATATTGCTCTTCTGTAACAGTGCAAACAATTTCTGCGTGTCTAATATTAGAAGGACAAACTTTTTCTAAAGCTGCATCATCTATTGCTATTGAACCAATACAACCTTGTGTATTAGCAGGTGTATCTTTGTCAAAAATTATATAACTCATATTAAGATCCTATATTTTCAAATATCATTAAAAAACCTTTTTTACCTGGGCCTCTACTACCGCCAGATCCAACTTGCTGTCCAATCAAATATGCTCTATTACTATCGATTGAAG